TGAATAGTCACCCGATAGCCACCTCGCCTGGGCCTCTTCCTTCTCAAGGTGGGGCCTCATCTTTATGACGAGGTAGTCATTTAGTACCAAGTCGTCAACAGGACGACCAATTAGTACAAAGGTGGGATGTTGGGAGAGGGTTTTCCACATGAAGTCCTGCGCGGACATGCACGCATAGTACTCGAGGGCCGGGCCTGCAGTAACTGTCCGAACTTTCAAAGGTTCGAGCAGGAACGAGGGCTTACAGTCAAAGCTTGGGTCAGTAAGGAGCTTCCTGGTCACTGCCTCATGGAGCGGGTGGTACGCCTCGCCACGACGTTCAATCACCCCACAATGGGGGTGGTAGAACATCGCGTCAAGGAACGCGCCTATTCGCATTGAGAGCAGCGGCTTTATAACGGAAGCAGCTCCACTGGCCTTTCGCCCTGAGTCGAAGTGGCCCGAGATTGATGGCATCGCGGTCTTACCCTTGAAGGTTCGACCGCGGAACACCTCTCGCACCACATCGCGGATAGACTCAAGTATAGCGTCATCGACCCCTTCATTGGGGTCGGTCTTCCAGCCTGGCACACGGCCAAACGGCTGGACACGCACAGTTGTCTTGGACTTCATGGATTTTTCATATTTTTCGCGGGTTTGGAATACCGCAAGGGTGGATGGAACCGGGGATCCCTTCTTCATGTTAGCAATGGTACTCGCAGCGGATAAGGCCTCTCTACGGAGGCGACGCGGAGCTTTGGTACCTGGCTCTAGCGCCTGACGGCGCGCATGGAGGAAACTTCTAAGGAATCTCTTAAGGACTGACGTCCCAAGGCACATCCTCAGAGCAGCGTTTTCAATAGGTTCGTCGTCAACACACGACACATTCGCGGCCGCTCCCGGAAACGGGGGTAACGCTTGGTGTGTTATGTGAGAAAACATAGACGCATAAAACCACTTCATGAATGGCTCTACGGAGCAAGAACTGCTCAGATCCAGCCAAATGGCTAGGGTCCCGTCCAGAACCTCCTGCTCTAGGGGGTGCATCTTGAATGCGTCGGTCATGTTGACCGTAAACCATTTGAGATGTGCCCTCAGCAGCTGGGCCTTTTCGGCCAGCTGTTGGGCAGAGTTGTTGGACATTGTAATTTAACAGGTCTTTCGGGCTGATATCAGTCCGGGAGGCTACCTTCCAGCTAGACGATTGGCTTCGGCGAATCGTCTTGACAGTCTTCAATCGTAGTAAAAGCTACGATTCGG